TCATCGGCCACCCCGCATCATCGCGAACAGATCGATGCCGTTCTTGGCCAGTGCCGTGACGCCGCCGACGAAGGCCACGGCAAAGCCCCCGACCCACATCAGCACCTTGGCAGCCGTCCGCGAGGAACTGACGAACTCGACCACCCCGTCGAGGTTCTTCAGCTCGCGCGGGTTCTTCTCCGCGATCCAGTCGATCGTGTCCTTGCGTAGCGCGAGCAGGGCGAGCAGCTTTTCCGCCTCGCCCTCGTCGATCGATCGGAACAGCTTTCGCATGTGCAGCGGAAACGACATGACACGGCGGTCGTCATCATCGTCGTCCAGATCGCGCGCCCGGCGCACAGCATCCTCGCCGAGGCCGCGCGCCGGGAGAGGAACCGATTCCCGCAAGAGGCCGCCCGCGCCGATCGCCGTTCCTCGCCGCGCCTGCCGCAGCTCTTCTTCCGGCAGTTCCGACCCCGGCATGATCTCTCCGTGTCCGCATGGATGATGTCAGCGGGCGGCGGGCACATCGCACACCGCCCGCCACTTCGCGTTCAGGCCCCGGAGCTGCCGGCGAGTCTCCGCCGTATCCTGGGCCGAGTAGAGGACCGGCGCCGTCATCGTCCGGCAGAACCGGGCGGCGGGCGGCGTCGGATCGGGGCTCTGGCAGGCGAACACGAAGAAGCCCGCCACGGCGCAGGTGATCAGCACGGCTCAGTCCTTCCGCAGGTCTTGGGGATCGTCGGCGCCGTCCTCAGCCGCGGCGCCTGCGCGGGCGGCCGCCACCTCCTGACGCTCGGCCTCAGCGCGAGCGGTGTTCGCCTGCGTCGCCGCGCCGAGGTCGCGCATCACCTGCTCCGCGCGCCGGCGGGCCGCCCAATCGTTCACAGCCCGCACGAGGAAGGTGATGAGCGCGGACGCCCACCACGGGAGGGTGAAGGGCATCAGCGCACCGTCACCTTGGCGTCGTCCACGCGATTGACGAGCCGGGGGGCGGCCTTGATCTCGGAGACCTCGGGCAGCTTCGCAGCCAACGCGACGAGGCCAGCCGGGCGGCGGAGCCAGACGCCGTAGCCGGCTGCCACGACGGCCGCGACGCCACCGACGATGGCGGTCAGCATGGTGACGTCGCTGAGGAAGTCGACCTGCTCCTGCGTCGCCAGCCCGCGGTTCACGGCGATGCCGCCGAGGAAGACGATGAGGATCCGCGCGGCAGCCGCGACCTGTGCTGTGTTCATCATGGTGGTGGTCCTGATGGTGGGGATGCGCGGCTGGCCCGGCCGGCTCGGTACCTCGCCCCCAGGTCAAACTTTGGGGTGCGACTTGCGCGTCCTTGGGATGAGGCGCACGAATGACTGCGTCTGCAGGGCTATATTGTCTCATCGGGCCCGCGGACGGCGGGTCGGTGCGCGGGGGGGCTGCAGCACCGGCCCGCTACTTTCGGGGAGCGCTTGCGCGTGGCCATGTTAGGAACTCGATTGAGGTAAACCGCACTCGCAGCTTGAGCGCGCCCTGGTCGCGTTCCATGATTCGATGTCGTTGCGCCGTGGCCTCCCCCGACACCCGCGGTAAACGGCCAGCGGGTCGGTGCGGCTCCCCCTCTTCAGCGCCGACCCGCTGTTCTACGCCTCGCTCACACCCGAGCGCGCCCCGGCGATCGTCGTCGGCAGCGTGTGCGGCGCCGGCAGCGGCACGTCGGCCGGCCAGCGGAAGGCGGTGAACTCCTTGCGCGGGAAGGCCGCGACGGACCACGCATCGCCCTGGTTGCCGCCGAGCAGGAAGATCCGGCTCGCGTTGGCGCCGACGACGAAGCCGACATGACCCTGCCAGGACGAGTTGCCCCGCTTCTTCGTGGCGATGGCGCCCAGCGCCGGCTCCTTCAGCCCGATGCCCCAGCTTTCGTAGGACCGGGCCGCGAGGCTGCCGGAGGGCGCGTGGCCGGCTCGCTTCAGCATGGCGCCGACGGCCGCCGCGCACCAAGCGACCGAGTCCTGCTTGATGCCGGAGAAGCCCGCATCGGCGAAGAGCTTCACGACGCGCGGGTTGTTGGCCGCGCCCGCGCCCTCGCGGACGCCGAGTTCGCCTTCCGCCAGCACGAGCCAGCCCGGCTTCTCCGGTGCCTCGCGCCGCTCGCTGATGTCGGCCTTCTGCAGGGCGGCCTGCGTCTTCGGCCCGGCGATGCCGTCGGCCACCAGCCCGGCCGAGCGCTGGAACGCGGTCACGGCGGCGATGGTGCGGGGGCCAGCATCGCCGTCCGCTCCCGAGGGTCCGAGGTCATACCCGCGCGCGAGGAGAGCGCGCTGAATCGCAGCGACGTCCATGATGGTGTTCTCCGATGTGAAGGGTGGTCGTCTCAGGCTCGGGCCGGGTGGCGCAGCGAGCGGGTCGGGTCAGAGGCGCGAGAAGGACGTGCTGTCGAAGTGGATCAGGTATCCGCTGTTCGCGCTCTGCACGTACACGCCCCCGTCCTTGTCGATGATAAACACTGCTCTGCCCCAACTATTGGGGCTCCCAATGACGAGCATGTCGGCTCCGATGCGGACGGACTTCGAGGGGCGATAGGCCGGGGGAAGCGTGGCGACCAGGGTGCCGACCGGCTGCGGCGTTCCTGGGGTGCTGAACACGACCGACCCACGCAAGGCGACGGAGTTGTCGGGCAGAAGCTGGACGGAGAGCCCTTGGTTGTAGTCGGGATCGGTCGCGGCAGACCACGCTCCGTTCAGTGTCAATTGCTGGAAGGCACCGATCGTCGGGTGCGATGTCGCGTCGACAGAGTTCACGGTGCGGGTGCGCGGCGCGAAATTGAAGCCATCATCCGCCTCTCCGGGGCCGTTCGGGGTCCGGGTAAAGTCGGTGTCGGATCGCTGACGCGCGATGGTGTTGCCGGGAGAGCCGACGACGCGCGTCATGACTTTCCCGGCGGCCGTGCTGTAGGTCACGGTGTTGTCGCCGACGGTGTTCCCACTTGCCCCGTTTACGAGGCGGACAACATCAACCCGGTCGTAGGCGTTGGCGTTGTTCTCTTCGATGACACCGTCATGGGAGCCGTCGAGGGTGATTAGCGCGCCATAGGTGCCCGTGTAGGTGTGAAACCCTTCGGTCTGGTTGCTGATGATTTTCGGCTGGATCGTATTGCGAATAACAAACGCCCCGCCATACGACGTGATGTTGTTGCCGAAAAAGAGGTGCGTAGCCGCGCCACCAATCCCCTCATATTCCACTCCGGTATTGTTGCCTGCAATAATGTTGTGAAGAACATTATTGCTGTCACCTGTCTTGTAGAACCGCATTCCCCCGAAGAAATCGGAGTTTGAGAAGGTGCCGCCAAACAGGCCACCCGTGATGTTGCCCGTCGCCGGATCGGGGTTGTTGATATGGTGGATGGCATACTTGCCAGGGCCGGCATCGGCGATGCTGACGTTGTTGACCAGCGGCTTGGCGATGAAGCCGTTGAGGTTGGTCGTGTCGAAGCGGATGCCGTCGCCACCGATGCGGGTGGCGAGATAGCCGATGGAGAAGTCTCGCAGCGTGAGGCCGCGGATGCCGCCCGCGTTGATGCCGGGCTTGACCAGAATGACGGCCCGGTCGCCGGCATTAGCGCACGGGAGGATGCGTGAGTTTCGACCCTGCCCGGACAGGTTCATGGGCCGCTCGATGCGGAGCAGGGCATCTGGGTCCGCGCCGGCACACACGTTCATGTCGAAGTCGGGCAGCAGAAGGTTCGACCCCAGCTCCTGCGCTCGCGCGAATGCCGTTCGGAGCGCAGGCCCGTTGTCGGCTGCGCCTGGGAGCACCCCAAAGTTCACAGCGTAGAGCTGATTGGAGAAGAGGGCGGCCAGCGTGCGGCCGACGGGCGCGCCGGCCGGCCGAACGCTCATGGTCGAGACCTCACCGGTCGAGCCGGGTCCGAGGATCTGGAGCGAGTCGGGCGTGATGATCGTCTTTCCGGCCTTCCGCGCGATCGGCGGCGGCGAGCGCTGCAGTCGTTTTGTCCACCACAAGGTTTGCCGCCTGTGACACCTCACCCGCAAGAACCCCGATCCCGACCCCGACTTCTGCGACGTCCGACAGCGCGGGGACGAAGTTCACGACGTTGCCGCCGCGCCGGAGGCCGCCGGGGTTATCGACCGGGTCGTAGGGCCGCTGTCCCTCGTAGAAGCTCTTGAGGCGGTCGGCCGCCGCATCGAACATCTGCTTCACCTGTCCGGACAGGGGCATCACAGCGCCTCTTTGATTTTGAAGCTGGTGGCGATGCGCCGAAACGTCGATCGGCGCAGCGAGGGGAGTGCGCCGATCGTGCCGATGAAGACGTCCCGCTGGACGCTCTCTGTGTCGGTGGGATCGGGGATGACGACGACTTGGTTGTGGATGCCCGACGTCGTCACGATGCGGTAGATTTCCCGCAACGCTGCCTGTAGTTTCTTGATCTCGGGTTCGGCCTGCCGGTAGGCCTCCTTGTAGGCCTCCAACTGCTCGCGGATCTTCTTCTCGGCCGCCTTCTTCGCCTGGGACTTGCCCAACAGGCCGCCGATCAGGCCGGCGCCCGCACCGATGACAGCGCCCCACGGTCCCATGACCAGCGCCTGCGCCCGCTCGACCTGCTGCTGAGCGCGAAACGCCTGATCGTTGGAGGCGGCGAAGCGCTCAAGCGCGCGCTGCACGCTGATGACCTTCCGCTCCTGCCGCTCGCTGGACGCGGCAACCTTGTCGGTTGCCCCGGCGAGACCTTCGGCGGCGGCCTTGGCCTGATCGACGCCAACGGTTTTGGCCTCGAGCCGGTACTCGTCGCGGATCTGGTTGACGGCAACCATGACGTCTCCACGCGAAAGCGCCGCGCGAAGCACGGCGACGTTTCAACGGAGGGCTGGTGTGGGATCGAGCCAGTCGCAACTTGACCGGCACGTATATACCAAAACCACTTGCTCTACTCTTGAGTTTAGGTATATACCGAAACCATGATCTTCACCTTCGACGAACCGAAGCGGCGAGCGAACATCGCAAAGCACGGCTTCGACTTCGCCGAGTTCGAGGATGCGTTCAGTTTCGACCGGTTCCTCAGCCTGCCGACCAAGCCCAGCGCGACCGGCCGCGAGCGCTTCAAGCTCCTCGGCGCATGGCGCAGCGAGACCGTCGTCGTGGTGATCGTCTCTCCTCTCGGCACGGAGGCTGTTGACGTCGTCAGCGTCCGCCGTGCCAACCCGAAGGAAAGGGCTGCCTATGACCGCTCCTAAGACCGCCCCCGACTACGTGCCGAACCCGAGCTACACCCAGGCCGATTGGGACGAGGTGTCCGACAATCCCGATCTCACCGACGACGAGTTGGCCCGGATGCGTCCCGGCCCCGAGGGGCTTCCCGATGCGATGGCTGCTGCCTTCAAGAGCCGCGGTGGGCGCCCGCGTTCGGAGACCAAGCGCGTGCCCGTGTCGCTGCGGATCGATCCCGACGTGCTGGACGCCTTCAAGGCGACCGGTGCGGGCTGGCAGACCCGGATGAACGATGCCTTGGCCGAGGCCGCCAAGAAACTGACCCCGGCTTAGGAGCCTATTTCCCGCCCTTCGCCTTCGCTGCCTCCGCCGCGTGTTCCAGATAAGCTCGGTCCTGAACCCGGATCAGCTTCTGGAACCGCTCGAACTCGTCGGGATCTTCGATGCCGTGCCGCGCGGCGTATTGGTCCAGGGCGGTCCACGGGATCGCGCCGACGCCACCGAGAGCGCCGAGCGGCCGGTCCGTGGAGAGTGCGGAAAACGCCTCGCTATGGAACACGAGGTGCGGCCAGAGATCCGGCCGCTCCAACATGAAGGCGGGGAGGAAGCTCGGATCGGCCTCCATCTCCGCCTCTGCCCAGGCGATGTGATCGCTCCACCGGAGCGACCACTTCAGGCAGCCTGCGAGTTTCCCGCGTCGTCCTCGTCGGCGGCGGCGCGCTCCTCACCGACCTGCGAGGCCGCCCAGATCACGGCCTCACGGAAGCGCCGGAACTCGGGCTTGGTCAGAAGCTCGGTTGCGAGATCCTTGGAGTAGGCCACCGGCTGGCCGTCCTCGCCTTCGAGACCGCGCCAATCGAGCAGCACCGTCGCGTTGAGGCAGGAGGCCGTGATGCGGTCCTGCTCGTCGGGGTCGAGGCGACCGCCCTGACGCTTGGCCCGCGGCACGGCGTCGATGAGCGTCGTCTGCAAGCGGCGATACTTGGCGTTGTTGAGGCCGCGGACGCGGACTTCGAGATCGCCCATCTCGGGGATGTTGCCGATCCATTCGCCGTCCTCGATGGCGACGGCATCGACCTTCAGGCTGGAAAGCTTCACGCGTTGTCGTCCTTCTTCTCGGGCTCGGCGGCGGGTGCCAGCGCGGCCTTGGTGGTGGCCGAGAGCACGTCATGAGCTTCGGCCGGGGTCATGCGAGAGATCTCGGCATCGGATTTGCCAAGGGTTCTGAGCTGCGCGCGCTGCGCCTTCGTGATCACGAAGGGGACGCTGGCGACGGTGCCAGAGGCGGGCGATGGAGCCGTCTTCTCGGGATCTTGAGTGGTCGGCGCCGGTGCGGGCTTGGCCGCCTTGGCCTCCTTCGCGAGGCCCTTGCCGACGAGCAGATCGGCGTGCTCGTTCGAAAGTTCGGCTTCCTCGCCCGTCTTCCAGACGCGTTCGTCCTTCCCGTTGGGGTAGGACGAGAAATCGGAGAGGATGGTGACGGTCTTCATGGGCGCGCCTCCCTGCGCGTGCGAGGCCGCAGCGCGGGCGCGCCACGGATCGGTCGGTGGCGACGTCAGGCGACGGCGCGTGTAATTTGTATGCTGGCCTGCGTGGCGTCGTCGTAGATCCCGCGGAAGGGGAGCGAGAGCATCGCGTCGTCGGTGTTGCCACCTGGGTTGCGCGCACCGTCGAGGAACCGGGCCTTCGGGACCAGGATCGTGTATTTCTTGTTCGCCTCGACGCCGACGGTGAACGAGATCGCGCCAGAGCCGTGGTCGAGCACGGCCTGATATTGGTCGTTGCCCTCGAAGTAGCATTCGAGCGTGCCGGTGACGTTGGACCGGCCGGCGCCGAACTCAGCCGAGAACATGGTGCCGACGGCATCGCGCACCCGCAGCTCGTTGTTCACCTCCAACGACAGCGACTTGACCCGGAACGGGGTCGCGGTGCCGCCGACGTTGACCGTGCCGACATTCGCCGAGGCCGTCGCCGGCTGGTTCACGTTGGCCGCCGCATAGGTCGCACCGGTGACGATGGCGTCCTCGATCGATTCCTGCGCACCCATCAGGCCGAACGAGCCCGTCACCTTCTGCCGCGAGGGCAGATTCAGCGACATGGTGTTCACCGCCACGCCGCGGAAGCGGGAGAACGAGTTCGTGCCGCCGAAGTTGATGGTTTCCTCGACGGTGAAGGAAGGCCGCAGGATGCCGTTCTTCAGGACATTCGCCGTCCAGCCGCCGCGCAAAGCCGCCGCGATGAAGTCGTCGAAGGTCTCCCCGCTCAGCTCGAAATCATAGGAGCCGGTCACGTCCTGGCTCACCATCAGCTCGTCGCGGACGTTGCGATCGGCTTGGATCTCATCGGAGGTGACAGTGCCTTTGGTCGTGCGCAGCGAGCCGCCGGTGATGCGCAGCGCCTTGAAGGACGGGGTTGCCGGGGTCTCCCCGAACACGGTCTCGGCGACGTAGGCGGTACGCCGCTCGCTGCCATTGGCGAAAGCCATGGTGTTTCTCCTGAGGGTGGTAGCGGAAGGGCGCGACGCGGCGCGCGAAAGGCCTCTCCATCAGGGGAGAGGAGGCGACACGGCCCTGCGGCCGGATCAGGCGAAGAGATCGAACTCGAAGGGGACGGCGAAACTCAAGCTGAACCACTTCCCGTCGGCGTTGCGATCGTCGAGCGTCGGCATGGACGGCGCGAAGGTGCGGACCCCGTCGAAGACCTTGCCACGGAACAGGGCGGCCAGTTCATCGACCCAGGCGGCGCCGTCCTTCACGCCCTTGCCGGTGCGGATGTTCAGGACGAAGCGAATCGCCCCTTCGGTCCGCCACACGTTCCGGCCGGGCGTGCCGGTGCTGATCTGCTCCGAGGTCGAAACCGGAAACTGGATTTCCAGATACGGCTTGCTGTCCAGCGGCGTGTTGCCGGAGGCCTCATTCAGCCCGCGCACCGGGCACCGATTCCATTGCGCGGCGAGCCGGGCCTCGACGGCGGCGGAGATGGCCGACAGCGACATGGTCAGTTCATCGCCACGATGATGGCCGGCTGGCGCGTCTCGCGCTCGCGCTTGACGATCTCGGATGCACCGCGCCGGCCGAGATCCCGGCGCAGCGCAGACACCTCGGCATTCGTGACCATGGCTCCATCCTGAAACGAGCGGAAGCCGAAGCGGATGCGGGCGACGTTGCCGAAGCGGCGCGCCGCCATCGCCGCGACCGCTTCATAGACCCCATCGGGCGCTTGGCTCGACTGCCCGCGCTCGATCTTCCGGGCGTAGGGCTGCGCGTTCAGGAAGATGTAGACGTCGGCCGGGGGCGGCTCGGCGGCGTCCGCCTGCCGGTCGTCGGCGAACAGGATGTGCGACCGCGCATAGCGTTCCGTCAGCACCGGCGAGTGAAGGATCAGCATCGCCTCGATCCAGGCGAGAAGGTCTTGCGCCAGTTGGAAGCGGAACACGATCACGCCCCGATCCGGGTTGACGCTTTCCAGCATGGCGCCGGCCCGGCCATCGACGAAGGTGTCATGCACTGGCACGTGGCCGAGCGCCGCCCGGTTGATGTCCTGGCTCTCGCGCAGGCCTTCGCGGGCGCGGGCGGCAATCAGCGCGCGACGGCTTTCGGGCGAGAGCGACGCCTCCACGGCGAGGCGAACATCGAGGCCGGAGGTCTTGAAACGGGCGACCGCCACGTCAGCCCCGCACCGTCAGGTTCATGCGGGCCAGCGTGCCGGCCACGCGGACCGGCTCGACGAACTCGATGTTGCGGAGCCGGCCGTCGATGCGGATGATCGACGCGGCCGACGCGGCGTAGCCCATCACCTTGATCGTGACCGGCTGCGGGTGCTCGCGCAGCACGTTGAAGATCGCGATGCCCTCGAACATGTCCCCGCCGGGGCTGTTGATGTGGACCTCGACGGGCCGGTCGCCGATCGCGCGGAGCTGCGAAGTGACCTTCTTCGCGGTGATGCCGCCACCGGTCCAGAAGTCCTCCCCGATCACGTCGAACATGGTGATGACGTTGTCGTCGTAGGCCACGGCCCGCACGCCCGCCGCGTCGGCCGACCACCGGTCGAACACGGGCGCGGGCGTGAAGGCGTGCACGTCCTGGCGGATCGGCAGCGGCATCGCGCCGGGGCGTGCCTTCGCGTTCACCCGCGGCGTGCGGGTGCCCGGTGCGCGCACGACGCCGCGGGGCGGGGCCTTCACCGGACCCTTCACGACGGCGTTGCTGCCCTTCGCCTTACTGTCCGCCATTGCCGTTCTCCGATTCCTCCGCGTTCGGCGCGGCGCCGGCCGCCTTCGCGGTGCCCATGCTGATGGTGTCGTGGCCGGTCCGCGCCGGCAGGTCCGCAAGGTCGCGGATCTCGTTCTGATCCATCCATCCCGGCGCGCCGCCGGAGCCGAGCGCCTTGGCGTAGAAGTCGGCCTGATCCTTGGTCGAACCGCGCAGCAACGCCCCCGGATTGAACTTGATCGTGAGGGTGTCCTTCTCGGCCGTCGTCAGCAGCGAGCGTTCGCCGGCCTGCTGCCACGCCTCGAACCAGGGGCCGAGCGCGTACTGAACGAAGAACCGGCCCAGGGCCTCAATGCCGGAGCCCCACGAGGTTTCATCGACCATCAGCAGCGGGCGCGGCACACCGGTGACGCGGGCGATTTCCTCGACCTGAAGCTTGCGCAGCTCGGTCATCTGCGCGTCGCGCGCCGAGACCGCCATCGTCATCCATTCGAGGCCTTCCTCGAAGATCAGGGTCTTGCCGGCGTTGTCGGCGCCCTCCTTCTCGGCGATGCTGGCGGCCAGCCGCTCGTAGGCCGGCGCGGACAGCTTGCCGGGATGCTTGAGCCCGCCGCCGGCCATGACGCCGTGCTTGAACAGGCGAGCCGCGGCGCGCTCCGCCGCGAGCGCGAGGCCGATCGCTTCGGCGGCCTGCCGAACGAGCGAGAGACCGTTCAGCCCGTCCATCGTCAGCCCGCGCAGATGGAAGATGTCCCGCGCGCCGTAGGTTCGGGCCCCGCCCTGCGGCGGCTGATAGCGGTACTCGACCGTCCAATTCGCCTCGTTGAGCTTCACCGTCATGCGGGTCGGGTCGAGTGGGATCAGCTTCGTGATCCGCTCGCCGCCCGCGCGCAGGTCGCGAGACCGCACGATGAGCGCGAAGGCATTGCCCCTGACCAGGGCGCGCATTTGCATTTGAACCCGGAAGTCGAAGGCCGTCTGAAAGTCGTTCGGCTCGCGATGGAGAAGCCGGTAGAGCGGATGGTTCGACGCCTTCCGCTTGGTTTCTTCTTCGATCAACTGCAACGGCAGCATGCCGATCGCATAGGAAATCAGGCTGACCGCCCGGAACATCGACGGGTTCTTGAGCGCCCGCTCGACGTCGATATGCATGCCGGTCGCGGTCTCGGTCCCGCTGCCGACCCGCAGGAAGTCGATCAGGCGCGGGTCGTCCAGCGAGACGTAGCCGCCAGCGTCGGCGCGAACCGGCGCGTGCGTGGAGCCCCCCGACGGCGCCTCGGCGGGCATGCCGCCGAGCGGGATGCGGGGAACAACCTGCATTCGTCACACCATCAGGAGACCGCGGGATTCGTAGACGGACGGGCCGGCATCGGGGGCCTCGTTCATCGTCGCCGCGCCCACCGCCATGGCGTTCGTGACGATGCCGTCGATTCGGCCGCGCGAGCGGTTCTTGTCGAAGGCGCGGTTGCTCTGCCCGTCGTGCGTCAGGTGCGCGTTGGCCGCGCAGGCATAGGTGACGGGCGAGGCCGCGATCGTGATGGCCTTGCGCAGGATGCGATCCTCAAGCCGCTCGATCGACCGCGGCATGCAGAGCTGCCGGTCCTCGAACACGACCCGCGTGCCCTGTGCGTGCGCGACGAGCTTCAGGCCGGAGCCCTCGGGCTTGTCCGGCCCCATCCACCGCCAGACCGGAAGCCCGACCTGCTCGCAGGCCGCGATGAAATCGGCGATGCCGGCGACGTCGAAGGCGAGGAACTGGACGTTGTGCTCGGCGACGAGGTCCGCGACCTTGGCGGCCACGAACGTCTTGTCGATGACCGCGCCGGGAACCGCCGTCAGGTGCTCGGCCTCGACCCATTGGTCATAGGGCGTTTGGTCCCGGCGGGACCGGTCCGCGAGGCCATCGCTCACCGTCCAGTACCACGTGAAGGCGTAGAGGTGCCCATCCTCGCCGATCCACACCGCCGTCAGGGCGGTCAGGTCGTTCTTCTTCGACAGGTCGAGGGAGAGCCAACACGGCCGCCCCTTCATCTCCTCCGGATCGACCGCGCCCTGGACGGCGAGCCACGCCTCCTCCGCGATCCAGAAATCCGTCGAGCCGACCGGGATACCGAAGTAGAGCCGCTTCACCGACATCGCAGTCGAGAGCAACTGCCGAGCGGTGTTCACCTCACCGCGGATGTTCTCGATGGGGAAGGTGACACCGAGCGCCGGCAGCGCCTTCGGCCAACACGCCTCGTTCTCGAACACGGTCTCGCGGTCGGCCTTATCGACGCGGGCGATGAAGGTGAACGCCTCGTCGTCGGTGATCTCGCCGCGGGCGACCTTCTGATAGAACTCCGAGTAATCCGTGCCGACGATCTGCGTGCTGGCCGGGGTGTTCGTCCCGAGCAGCATGATCGCGTCGCCCGGCATCTTCGCGATGGCGCGCTTCCACGTCTCGATGGAGCCGTTCGCCTTGAACTCGTGGATCTCGTCGGCGAGCACCGCCGTCGGCCGCGGGCCGGACACCGCCTCGCCGTTCGCGAGCGCCCGGAACATCGATTGCGTCTCGGGGTGCTCGACCTTCCAGGCGTTGTCGCCTTCGCCGCGGATGATGACGTCGCCGCGGTTCTCAAGGGTCTCTTCGTCGCCCTCGTCGCTGCCGGGGATCGGCGCCCGGCACATGGCCACCGCGTCGCCGAACAGCACGTTCGCCGTCGCCTTGTCCTGGCCGATGGCATAGATCTGCGAGCGCCGGATACCGGCCCACCCCATCAGGTACAGGCCGATCGCCGCCATGAGCGGGCTTTTCGCCTGACCCTTCCCGGTTTCGAGCCAGCCCGCCCGGAACCGCATCCGGCCGCTCGACTTCCGCCAGCCGAATATCGAGCCGATCACGAACCCATGCCAGGGCAGCGGGTTGAACGGCTCGCCGACCTTCGCGCCGGCCGTGATGCTCAGCACCGCCGGGAAGAACGCAAGTGGGTGGGCCGCCTTCTCCGGCCGCCAGTGCAGCCCGCGCCCCGACGCGTCGCGCAAGTCGCGCAGATGCCGCTCGGCGGCGTGCTTGACCAACTCGCCAGCGACGATGCGGCCGGAGACGACGTCCCGCGCCCAGGCGGTCGTCGGGTCAGCCACCGGCGGCAGGCTTGAGGAAGGTGTCAGCCGCACGGGCCTGCCTTGCCTTGCGCTCGACCTTCTCGGCCTTCCCGCGGCGGACCGGTGCGAGGCCGAGTTCGGCCTCCAGCACGCGGATCACTTCCTCGGCCTTCGTCATCACCGACCAGTAGGGGTTCCACTGCCCGGTCTTGGCCCGCTTTGCCGGCAAGATCGCACCGTTCTCGGCGACGTGCCGCGAGGCCCGTTCGAACTGAACGCGGAACTGCACGAGGCGCCCGATGGCATGCCCGTTCGCCACCGACAGGATGCCGCGGCCGGACATCTCGCGGACGATGGAGCCCCACTGCTCCGACGCGAACGCGAGGTCCATCTCGTCGGTATAGATCTGTGACCAATCCGGCTCGGGCGGGGTGCCGTCTCCTCCCTGAATCGCCGTTACCGTCATGGCCCATCACCGCAGGGGATCTCGACATCCCCCCCTTCCAAATTTGCTCTCGGTGCGACGGCAGGACCCCTGTCGGTCGCCGATCCCCTACCCACCAGACTTTGACCGCCCCCTACCTCGCGCGGTTCCAGGGATGATCCGGGTCGAGGGGCCGTCCACTCGCGTCGGACCCGATCACGTGGCCCCGGATCTCCTCCGCCTTGATGAGGCCGTCGTGGCACTCGGCGCAGGTGCTCTCCAAGTTCTCAGGGTCGGCGAAGAGCGTCCGATCACCCTTGTGCGGCACCTTGTGGTGAACCGTGTCGGCCGGGACGACGAGGCCGCGCTTCAGGTGGCGCTCGCACAACGGCTGCTTGGCCAACTGCTGAGCCCGCAGCCCGGTCTTCGGACGGCGCCAGATCGCGAGGCTGTAGAGCCGGTGCCACGTCTGCGCTTCAGGGGAGCGCTGATCCTGTCTGCGTCCGCTCTTCACGCGCGCCTTGGCTATCCATCAGGAGGTGGGGCGGCGATCGGCTTCGAACCGACAACCGGCGAGCATGAGCTTAACCGAGTGCCGTAGCCTTCCAACGCTGCCGCTAGTGGCTGGGCCAGCCGCGTGGCATACAGGTGCCATGACGAACGAAGTACCGCACCCCTATTCCATCACCATCGAGCCGCTGAAGAAGCCCGAAGGCCAGTTCGGATGGGCGCTCAGGAAGCACGGCAAGCTGACCGAGCGATCCGACCGCTCCTTCCCCAGCGAGGCCAAGGCCTATGAGAGCGCCTTGAAGGCCATCGAGCGCGAACAGACTGGCTTCGGAAGCCGGTAGCTGCAGTTGTCCTGAAGTCGTGCCCTCTGAGGGCACGGCCATGAGGACCAGCCTCCAAAGTGGAGAAGCGGTTCTGCCCGTCTCCGTCGCGGCTCCACATCGATCCCATCAGGGAGAGTTAAGCGGGGACATTACCAGACTACCAGCCACCTCCACCCGAAGCAACCATAGCCCCACTAATATGCTCGGATCCGGTTGTGAACTGCGGGTTAGCTTCGAAGCTATTTCGGCAACTGGCGCTTGATGGTCTGAGCTACAACAACCAATTTTGGCCCAGCTGGCTCCCGAGCGCCAACCAAGTCCGGCTCTTCCGTTGCAAAATGAGCATTTGCGCGAATCTTCAAATCTAGTTGGAAGAGAACGTGCCCTGAAATGTCACAGACCGATAGCGACCACGCCTTGTCGGGCCGAATTTCGAGCTTCGTTTCTTTGAGCAGACAGCCGGCATAGTGGACAGCCTCTCTCATCGCGGCTGCGAAATTTTCGAGCTCCATGCCTTCGTCGTCGTCAAACCCTTTTCCATCATTCACCAGGAAATAATATCTAGGCATACCCGTATCTTAGTAGTCGAAGCGCCACAGCACTAGTCTCTAATAAGTCCATGTTTATCAAAATAAATTTTGTTAAAAACCAGGGAACACAAATCGCCCAATCATCAATGTGATATATTATTCAATGAGCACAAAATGCTCATCTACGTTTTGGAATGTGATCTCCTTGTTTGAGGGCAGGCGTCTGACATTTTCAGATGATCGTCACCTGTGCGATGTCCAGCATGACAGGCGAGGTTCGTCCGAAGATGCTTAGGGCTACTCGAAGGCGGTCATTCGGAAGGATCGCCTCCACGATTGCCGGGAAGCTCGCAAACGGGCCATCTCGGACAATGACGCTCTGCCCTTCCTTGATGCCCAGCGGTTGGGCGACCTCTCCTTTAGCGATGGCATCCACAAAGTTCTGAAGCTCGGCCGGATCGAGCCGGGCAGGGCGCATGACCAGGGACTCGATGTTGCCCTCGGGGCCATCCTCCGGCTCCGGATGCGAGACGATCTCCGCCACGCCGGCCTGTGAGCGAGCCTCGGCGAGATGATCCGCATCCCGCACGCCGATGAAGACGGTGCGCATCAGCAGGGGCGTGGAGCGCACCACGCGACGCCCGCGGCGCACGACGACCTCGGACGTGCGGGGCAGGTACCAATCGACCTGTGATTCCTCCAGCGCCTTGAGCGCCCTCGTGCCCATGCGTGGCAATGTGCGGGCGATGTGCCAGGACAGGACCGGGTCGATCCGTACCGCCGCAGCGCCAAGCACAGGCGCTGTGACGTTGGCCTTGGCCGTAGGAGTGCCCGCAGCCTTGCGCTCGGCCCTGCGCTGCTTCCGTGCCCGCTCGCGCTGCTTCTTGCCTACTCGGTTCATGCTGTTCTCCCGGCTCGTTCTCAGGCCATGATCTCAAGCCGGCGCGCCCTCTTGGCGCTCCGTTCGCCTTCCAAGACATCGGCCCAATCGCTTCCGACCCGCGGCGGAAGCTCGACGCGGACGGTCCGGTCCCTGACCGCGAGACGGTGCGCGAGGGCGTAGGCCGCAGCCTGTCCGCCGAAGGCTGCATCGGCATCGCCGAACACCACGACCTCCCGCACCCCATCCGGCGGCTGCCACTTCGCCAGCATGGTCGAGTTTGTGGCCGCCCAGACCGGCATGTTGAATAGCCGGGCAGCCGCGAGTGCCGTTTCGATGCCTTCCGCGATCCCGAGCCTCTCAGCCGGCGGGAACAGGCGGATTGCGGACCCGTCCGGCACCTTGCCCGGCATCAGGCGGCGGGGAACCTCGACTGCTGCCTTGCGGCCGTCGTGGCTCAGGTAGGTTCGGTGCAGCGTGGCAGCCTCACCATCGGGGCCTGACACCTTCGCGACCATCGCCGGGTGGTAGGACGGGTAGTCGTCCTGATAGCGCAGGCGCTCCACGGTCCGCAGGCAGCGCGGGAACGTGGTCAGTCCGAGCCGAGCCGTCAGATAGCGTGCGACCGGATCGTCAGGCTGGATCAGGCGGGCCTCGGACCATAGGCGGTTCATGGAGGCCCGGCACTCCTCCGGCGAACGCTCATCCGGGGCTGTCCTCATAGGGGCATCACCGATGAGCGGCTCCAGTTGCTCGGCCAACTCGCGGAAATCGATGCGGAGAACCCGCATGGCGAGGTCGGGCCCATCTCCGGCGCCGCAATGGTTGCAGATCCAGGTGCCCCGACCTTCCTTGTCGTCGAAGCGGAAGCGGGTCTTGCCACCACACATCGGGCAAGGGCCATTCTTGCGACCGTCCAGGAAGCGGCTATCGACGCCGATCATAGGCAGCAGGCTCACCCACCGGCCACGAGCGCGGTCTCTCAACGGCACGAGCATGCTCAGGCGGTCCTCCGTTTGGCCGAGGCGATTTGGCGGGACTTCAGCCAATTAAGGATGAACCGTTCGGGCTCGCGCTCGGGAGCATGCTGGTGCCGGTTCGGCCAATGACCCGTGAGTTCCTTGAATTGGTGCGCGGCCCAGCCCGGAGCGTAGCCGCGGCGACGCCCGTACAGCCGGAGTTGGCCGAACAGTGCGATCCTCTCGTCGGCCTTGGCCCGCGCACGCTCGCGCTTCAGCTCGACGAGGTTGCCGTCCTCGCATCGGATCTCGCTCTGCTTTTCCGGCTTGAAGCCGCAGGCCGGACAGATCGGGGTCTTGGCAGGCTTCAGGAACGAGCACGACGGGCACTTCTTCGGCAGAGCCTCAGGACGGGCCTGTCGCTCCTGCTTCTGCCGCTCGCGTCCCGTGTCGAGGGCATCGTGGTGGATGTCGGTGACGAAGCCGAGCCGCAGATGCGTGTCGCTGTGGTCCAAAATCTTGCAGTCGGCTTTCGGACCGTAGACCGGGTGCGGCTCCGGCATCCGCAGGCCGCGTCCGATGATCTGCACGAACAGCATCTCGGACTTCGTCGGCCGAGCCAGAACGATGCAGCGCACGTCGAGATCGACCCCCGTGGTGAGACAGCCAACGCTGGCGATCACCCTCAGGTCCCCAGCCGTGAAGCGGCCAAACAGCGCCTCGCGCTCGTCGGGCGTCGTGTAGGCGTCGATGTAGCCGCAGGCGATGCCGGCCCCCTCGAACTCGGTCTGCAAGCGCTTGGCGTGAGCCCGATCGACGGCGAACACGAAGGTCGGTCGGTCCTCCCCCTGTTGGCGCCACGTCGTCACGACGTCGGCCACCAGTTCGGGCTTGTTCATCGCTTGGCTGAGATCGCCCTCGTGGTAGTCGCCAGCCACGGTGCGGACGCCGGCCAGATCGGGATGCGAAGGCGCGTAAACCCGTTGGCGCTGATGGGCGCGACCCATCTCTTGGCGCCTGCGCAAGAGCATGTGCTCACCCCCACCGAGATCGGCCGCGAACTCGGCGGACGCTCCGGCATCGCGGCCAACCAGCTTCTCGCCGAGCGCGGCCTCCAGATCGGCAAGCGGGACGCGAAGGACCGCGCCTACTGGCAGCCGACGGAAGCCGGCATGGCCTTCGCCCGGCTCTACGACACCGGCAAGAAGCACGGTGACGGCACGCCGGTCATGCAGGTGAAGTGGCGCTCATCGGTTCTCGACACGCTGCGCAGCGCGGCGGAGGCTTGAGCGATGGCATGCGCGATCCGCTCCCACCGTCTCGTATCGTCACGCCGCCCGCGGCACGGGCGTGATCCGCTCCAGTTCCGGGCCGATCTCGGCGAGCAAGGTCTCGCGCTCGAAGCTGGTCTGCAGGTTCATCCAGAGCTGCGGCGTGCTGCCGAACAGCTTGGCCAGCCGCAGGGCCGTGTCGGTGGAGATACCGATCTCCTCCCGCACGATGCGCTCGATGCGCGAGCGGGGCAGGCCGAGCGCCTTGGCGACCTGACCGGCCGACAGGCCGAGCGGCACCATGAACTCCTCGCGCAGGATTTCGCCGGGATGGACCGGCGGGGAGACCTCGGCGCAGGCGGCCGGGTCGAAGCTCGCGCGCAGGGCCTCGAGATCGAACGTGTCGGACATCGCAGCCTCGCCGTGCCGTGCCGCCGAAACAGGCTATTCGGCCGGGCCCTGGCGGCCTTGCCGAAGCGACCGCGCGTTGGCGCGCATGGCGAGGTAGCCGAGCGCCACGACCAGCACCGGCAGCGCGACGTAGGCGTAGATCCAGAGACCGGTCATCGCAGCCCTCCGAGCGTGTGGCGCGCCATCCCGTGCAGTGCGGCCGCGGCGATCAGCCAGAACAGGCTTCCCGCCACGAACAGGAACCCGAGCGTACCACCGTTCGTGCCGCCGATTCCATATAGGGTCGCGACCGTCGGACCGAGCACTCCCACCGTCAGGCAGGCGGTCGAGGCGCGATCCAGGGCGTTGGCGGTCAGCTTCGTGCGCTCGTTCGCGATCAGGCTCATCGCGGCGCCCTATCACGAGCGGGGACGATTCGCGCGCACCCCTTCGAGCTTTCCGGTCGGCTCCCGCCGGTCCGGCCTGAGGACGGCCATGCCCTGAGCACGCCGCCCTGAACGCAAGCGGCCCCCGTCGGTCTGGACCACCGACGGAGGCCTGTAGCCCCACCCCATACGCACTGGAGATACGTCATGCTGCAGGACCAGTCCCGCAATCGCACCCCCATGCCCGCTTCGCAACCGCCGGCCGGTGCGGTCCGACCCAAGCCGCGACGTGCGCGAGCCGAGGCCGGGATCGCTCGGATGGCTAGGCCGGTCGCTTGAGAGCGTCATCGGCGAACTCATTCCCGAGGGATCGTCGATTGGAAGCAGCCAGGATCAGCGCCACGCCGCTGTAGCGAACAGCATCGATGCCCTGGTGAACGACCGGCTGCGCTTCACCGTCGTGCCGGATTGCCTCACCCCACCACGCAGCCGAGAGGAGGACGATCGTGGCTGAGCCCTCTCCCCTAGGTGCCGCTACGGCCGATCCGGTCTTTGCTGCCATCGCTGCCGCGGACGAGGCCCAGCGCACGCACCATGCCGCGCTCAACGAACTGGACGAGGACGACGATGCCCAGATGCGCCGGGCCAACTCCGCAGCGGATGCGGAAACGGAAGCCTTCGCCCGCCTGACGCAGGTCATGCCAACGACGCTGGCCGGCCTGCGGGCACTGGCAGAGCGTTACGCCGTCGAAGCCGAGGCGACCGAGCGCTGGTCCGCAGGAGGCAGCTACCTGCGCCACATCGCCCGAGTGCTAGCATGTAAATCGGAACGCCCTTTTTGGCCCGCGGAACGGCAATTTCTTGAAGCACATCAAGATGTTGTCCGACTGATTCCGGATCGTGTTGGAGGGCCGCTATGACGATCCCCACCATCACCGACGTTGCCGCGGCATGGCACAGCCTTCCGCCCGAAAAACGCGACTTCATCGGCATCTTGGTCATCGACATGGTGCTGCAGGGCTTCATCTCGGGCGAGGCCTACATCGTTGGCGAGCAGCCCGAGGATCTAGCCGTGCTCGACGAGGACATCCGTGGGAACGCCAAGTGCGCCGAGGACGAACTGCTCACCACCCTAACGCAGGTGGTCGAGGCCGCACTGCCGGACCTGTTCGGCGCTCCCAACGAAAACCCGATGTGGTGCGAAAATCCGGGGCCGCGCCCAGGGGTCGGGCATGCCCCGTAGGCCCGCCGCCATCACCCAAGCCGATGTCGCCCGAGCGATCCGCGCCGTCCAAGCCGCCGGCCTGCCGGTGCTGCGCGTCGTGGTGCGGCCTGACGGCGTGGCGGTCGAGACGACCGAGCGACCGCGTGACGTCACCGACGCCCTCTACGAACCGCTTGCCGAGGACCGCCCGCCGGTGATCCTATGACCGACGCCATGCCTCGCCCACGCCCGCCGCATCTCGTCCGTGAGACCACCCGCCACGGAACGGTGGTGTGGTACGTGAGGGTGGGGCAGGGGCCTCGAACCCGGATGCGGGAGCCCTTCGGCACGGAAGGGTTCTGGCGCGACTATCGCCTCGCGGTGGAGGGCAAGCCGCTGCCGGCGAAGACCGGTCCGGCGCCGGGCACGCTGTCATGGCTGATCGCGCGCCACATGGCCTCCGCCGAATGGGCGGATCTCAGCCCGGCCACCCGGAAGCAGCGCAGCGGCTTCTACAAGGCGGCGGAAGAGACGGCCGGCGCGGTCCCCGTCTCGCAGATCGATCGCCGCGCCATCCTGAACGGACGCGACCGGCGGCGGGATCGCCCCTTCGCGGCCAACAATTTCCTCAAGTCCATGCGCGCTCTGTTCAAGTGGGCGCTCGCGGCCGACTACGTGAAGGCGGACCCGACGCACGGCATCAAGCTCCTGTCGTCCGGGGTCGATGACGGCGGCTTTCATGCCTGGACGGAGGAAGAGGTCGAGCGATTCGAGGCACACTGGCCGCTCGGCTCACGCGAACGCCTCGCCTTCGACCTCCTGCTCTACACCGGCCTGCGCCGTGGCGATGTCGTCCGCCTGGGGCGCCCGCATGTCCGCGACGGCGAGTTCACGATCCGCACCGAGAAGACGGGCATGGTCGTGGTCGCGCCGATCCTGCCGGCGCTCGCCGCCTCGATCGCCGCCAGCCCAACGGGCGAGCTGACGTTCCTGGCCACCGAGAGGGGGCGTCCGTTCGTCAAGGAGTCGTTCGGGAACTGGTTCGGCAAGGCCTGCCGCGAGGCGGGATGCCCCGGCTCGGCGCATGGCCTGCGCAAGGCTGGAGCGCGGCGCGCAGCGGAGGAGGGCGCCACCGAGGCGCAGCTCAACGCGCTGTTCGGATGGGCTGATGGAAGCCGGGAGAGCGCGGTCTACACGCGGACCGCTAACCGCGCGAAACTGGCCCGCGAAGCCCGCAGAAATCCCGCACCCGTCGTTTCGGTACGGGATCGGACGCGAAAAGCTTCTATATCTCAGACAGTTGCTAAGTCTGTGGTGGGCCCGGCAGGACAGGAACCTACCCGAAAAATTATAATGTAAAACAACGCTTTAGCGACGCTGCGACAGGTCTTTGTGTAGCAGCCGCGTGGCGCACTGTGAAGCCGTAACAAGGCCGGTGAAACACTTTGCACCGGCGACCACCCTTCGAGCTGTGAGAGATTTTTCGCCTACATATGCAACTTCAGGCTCTCGGCGTTCCCAGCGAAGGTCGTGCTCCCGTCTATGGGTGCGAGTCCTGACGGTCCGGCACGGCGTAGATGCGCGCGAATCGCTCGCGGCGGCCTTCACGCTCTCCGCGCACGAAGAGCAGGATCTGGTCGCCGCGCGCCGAGAAGGTGGTCTTCGCGTCCGGGGCCTCGCCGCTGGGCTTGGCGACGGCCGGGGCGGTGCGGACGGTCAGGACGGCGGCTGCGAGTGTGCGGGTGCTGATCATAATTGGTCTCCCAGGGGGTGGCGGTAGAGGCCGATCACCGGTCGCTCGGCAGGCGCCAGGGCTCGCCCGGATTGCGGTTTGGCCGCCACCCGGCCTTCCCGCTCGAAGCTCTCCTGCCAGAGCATGGCGCTGGCGGGACTGACCCCAAACCGCTCGGCCGCCTGACGGCAAGAGGCGCCCTCGGCCACAGTCCACTGCTCCTACGGGCGCCGGGCGAAACCGTCCCATCGACGGAAAACGACTGGCCGGGCACCGTGCGCCGCCGGCCCCTACCACAGACGGCTGTGCGGAGCGTCGCCACGCTCTCTCGCCCAGCGTCCGATCGGGCAAGGCGTCGGCGTGGTCGTGACGGCAGTGGACAATCCTGAAGTTGCGCTTCAGTCAAACGACTTTATCGGCTTCGATCGCTCGCCGCAAAGGCCGGCACCGGCTATCTCGATTCCCACCGTCGCAACGTGCGGTGTCGGGGCAGCGGCATCGACCCGTTTTTCATGCATCGAACCGTGGCAGTATGACGAGAGGCAGATCGAAGGTTCGTTTCATGGGACGCGGTCGACGCGGGGGCGACGTGGGTAACGTGCCGAAGCGCCTTTCCGAGTGGACCGCCGCTCGCCGTGCCGCCCGGATCGCGGCCGCCGGCCAACACGCGGCGCGGGTGAGCGGCGGGGCTGGGGGTGAGGCATCGCGGCGCTTCGCTATCGTCGCTGTCGACCTGTTCTGCGGCGCCGGGGGGCTGACCCACGGCCTGAAGAAGGCGGGCATCGACGTCCGGCTCGGCGTAGACCTCGACGCACGCTGCACGTACGCGTTCGAGCACAACAACGGCACGGAGTTCAAAGCCGTCTCGGTCTCGGACCTGACTGGGGACGACCTAATGGTGGCCTTCGGCCGGAAAGGCTTCAAGCTGCTGGCGGGCTGCGCACCATGCCAACCCTTCTCGACTTACAGCCAGGCCCGTAAGGCGTCCGAGGACGAGCGATGGAACTTGCTGGGCGAGTTCGGACGGCTCGTCCGCGAGGTCGAGCCGGACTTCGTGACGATGGAGAACGTGCCGAAGCTAGTGCGCGAAACGGTGTTCGACGACTTCGTGTCGCTGCTGAGGAACACGGGGTACGAGGTCTGGTTCGACGTCATCGAATGCGTAGACTACGGCATTCCCCAATCCCGCAGGCGGTTGGTCCTGCTTGCCTCGAAGCACGGGCCCGTCGCGTTGGTCCCCGAGCTCCCGGGAGGTTACCGCACCGTGCACGAAGCCATCGGCGACATGGCGCGGCTCAACGCCGGCGGCCGGGACCAGGACGACCGCTTCCACCTCGCCGCGAGGCTGTCCCCCAAGAACCTCGCGCGCATCAAGGCTTCCGTCCCGGGCGGCACGTGGCGCGATTGGCCCGCGGAGCTCGTCGCAGACTGCCACAACAAGGCGACCGGAAGGACCTATCCCGGCGTCTACGGGCGGATGACCTGGGAGGATCCCTCCCCCACGATCACGACGCAACACTTCGGCTTCGGGAGCGGGAGGTTTGGCCATCCGGAGCAGGATCGGGGCATCTCGCTCCGTGAGGGCGCGATCCTCCAGAGCTTCCCCCCGGACTATGAATTCCTGCCTCCAGATGCCCCCGTCGAGATGTCCGTCGTCGGGCGCATGATCGGGAACGCTGTGCCGGTCCGCCTCGGCGAAGCCATCGGCGTCAGCCTGGTCCGGCACGCAGCCACCATCCCGGCAACATGACTCCACCCCGCAGGTCCCCTTACTGGGAATGGGAACTGGCGCTCACTCGGCAATAACTCGGGACCGACGGTCCGGAAGGTTCCTCGCCGCTGGAGTTCATCGACGCCTAGCCAAGACGGTTCGCCCAGGCGATCGGCTTGCCACCCGACGAGGAGGATCTCGCAAGGAGGCAGTTCGTCTCGATCTTTCAGCGGCAAGGGATCGTCGAGGCGTTCTCCGAGCCTCCTCGTCGATAGCGGTTGGATTGAGGAGAGGGTCTAGCCGATCTGGCGCGCCCGCAAGTGGTTCCTGCCCCCCCGCGCATCGTTGCCTTCGACGACGGGAAGACGGTCGTGTTGGAGGGGGCCGCCGGCGAAAGCACGCGGAACCGCTTCGTCGAGACGGCTCGATCCATGGCCGGGAATGCGGTGGTCCGCACCGCGGAGCGAGGTTGGTGCGTACCGCATTGAAGTCGTCTAGCCGATTCCATGTCGAGTTTGGGAGCATGCAGTTGCCGGGCATCGCCGAGCGAACGCCGGCGGGAGTGCTGTGACACTACCAGATGGTGCCCCCCCTTTGGAGCATCGCGTCCGAGGACAGGGTACACGGCCCGCTCGCGGAGGCGGTGGCCGAGGTGCCGGGCGAGATCTATTTCGTAGACACTTTCGATGCGAGCCGGCGTCCCGTGCAGGCGCTCGACGCGGCCCGTGACTACCACCTGCTCCAAAGGGGCTGA